TATACAGATTATGAAATAGGTAGAGGTGCAGATGAATTTGTAGAAGAAGCATATAAAATTGGCGGTTTTAAACCACCCTCAGAAATGACGGCTGCTGAAAAAAATGGCGATGATATGCGGTCAGCATTAATGTTAAATATTTATTTGGCATTTGCAATGAGAGGTGCTGGAAATTTAGTTGCACCAGCAATCCCAGGACTATCAAGCATCATGCAAGGATTAGACCCTACAAAAGCAAAAACTCTTATGGGTGCATTAGGAAGGCTTGGTGCTATTAATGCTATTGATGAAGTGCCTAGTACATATTTTGATGACAACAGAAATAATTTAGGTACAAAACCTGGCATGAGTATGACAGAAGCATCGCAAGCTGCTTTTCCTTATAACTTATCTATCTCAAGTGCTTTTGCAGGCTTATTAAATGCAAAACAATTAAAAGGATTATTTTCTAATGTTCAAAGAGCAAAGACAGCAGAAAGTTTAACTAATGTTAGAAGAATATTTCGTAGTCAGCAAAAAGCTGACGGCATAATTACAGAGGATGCTGGCGGTAAAGTCGCTTTTACCAAAACTGTAGATCCAGACGGAACAAACGCACAAAAGGTAACACCACAAACACCAGAGTCAGACTCAGTACAGGAAGCTTTAGAAAATTTAGACGATACACAAATAGCAGAAGTAGCCCAGGCTGAAAATAATATTCCTGAAATTATAGAAGAAATTTCAAAAAGAGCTGGTGAAGGAGATCAGCAATTATTAAAATACAGCGATGTATCAGCACCTACAAATAGCCTTGCAATAACTGACATCAATACTCGTATAAATCAAGTACCTACTGATAACCTATTGTCTCTTGCTAATCCTAAAAATGGCACAGAATTATCAGATGCAATAACAGAAGCTACTGGTAAAGAATTTGAGCAATTTACAAGACAAGATGTAGTAAATGGCATTAAAAAATTAGAAGGCGAAGGTAAAACATTAATGCCTAATAGATTAATGGGCATGCCATATTTAAATGTAGATCAAATTCAATTAGATCCAGTTAGATTTCAATATAAAGGTGGTGTAGATGCTCAAGGAGTACAAAAAGGTCAATCATTAGAAGGTGTAGAAAAATGGAATAATGATTTAGAAGGAGTAGTCCAAGTATGGGAAGATCCAAAAGACGGACTTACTTATGTTGTTAATGGGCACAACAGATTAGCTAAAGCTAAAGAGCTTGGCATACCATCAGTAAAGGTTGAATTTTTAGATTCTCCAGATGCTATTGGTGCTAGACAGCAAGGTGCATTAACTAATATTGCTCAAGGTGGTGGTACTCCATTTGATGCTGCCAATTTTTTAAAGGAATCAGGCATATCAAGTCCAGAACAATTAACAGATATAGGTGTTCCATTAAAGTCTGGCTTAGGAGCAAAAGGTTTAGCTTTAAGTAAATTACCTCCTAATATTTACCAGGATGTATTAGACGGCAAAATATCACAAAACAGAGGACTATTACTTGGCGGTAGTGGTCTTGATGAAACTGGTATGCAAACTGCATATAAGGTTTTACAGAAAAAAGACGTTACTGACGCAACTTTTTCCGAAGTATTGCAACAAGCTAAAAATGCACCTACAGCAGAAGGTGGTCAGGTTGATTTGTTTGGTAATACAGAGATGTTAAATCTAATGATTGAAAAGGGTCAATTAGCTGCATCAATAAAAAGAAATTTAGTCCAGGATCGTAATTTATTCAGTAGAGCTGGTAGAGGTGCAGATAGATTAGAAGCTGCTGGTAGCAAGATTGATAGATTTGAAGCTGCAAATCAAAAGAATTTTGCTGATACTGCTATAGCTCAATTTGATGCAGAGAAATATGCTGATACGAATATTAGTAAATTACTTAATGAAGGAGCACAACAGATAAGTGAAGGAGCAAAAGTTGGTGTAGTTACAAGAAGAATACAGCCAAAGATCGTAAACGAAATAATAGATAGTCCACTCTTACCAACTAAGACACCTGAGATACAAACTGAGCTACCAACATCTACAGAATTGCCTGCAGGTCGAATTATAAATGAAGATCAAATAGCAAAGAAAACTTTTGTTGATAAAGATGGAAAAGTAAAAATGAAAGGTACATTTGTTGATGAACTTGGTTATGTGCAAACACCAAAACCAGAAGACACAATAGTTCCAAGAAGAGTAATGATTAACAATATTATTAAAAAAGCAGCTCAGAATGGTGAAGTAAGACCACCAACTACACCTTTAATAAATACACCTAAAGCAACTAACGTAAACTCTACAAAAGTTATAAATAATCTTAGAGATGGCAAGATAGATGGCGATTCAATACGATTAATGGCTGATGAATTAAGGCTTGCTGAGGAACATAAGACATTAGATGAGGCAATAAAGGCAGATCGTATTGCACAAAAAAGAGTTGAAATGGGTTGGGACAATATGACTTACGAGCAGAAGAAACAAAGAGATTTTTATAAAGACATGGAAATGCATAATCGTAAATTCGAATTTGATATGATTACAGATCCAATTAGAAAATTAAAAAAGCAAGTTCCTACCTTGTCTGTAGATCAGTTAAAAGCTAAAAAGCTAGAACTAGAACAAGGTGGTTTTCCTTTAACAGAAAGAATAAAAAACAATATTGCTAAAAAACGTACACAATTTCCATACGTTGAGACTAAGCAAAAAGCAACTAAAATGAGGATGGATTTAGTGTCAGATGCAAATATAGAAAAACTATATAAAGATGGTGAGGAAATAGGTGATCAATTATTTGAAGCTGAACTTAAAAAAATCGAAGATTTAGAAGGTGCTGCATCTAGCTCTATAGATACAAGATTAGTTAGCCAGGCAGAATACGAGTTAGTAGTAAATGAGTTAAACAAGAAAACAGCAAAAACAACAGGATTTACATTACCAAACGAATTTGCAAGGATGAAACCTCGTTATGGGTTAGGTGAAATTGATTTTGAAAATGACCTAGATAGGGTTGCATACATTATTAGAAGTAAAGCCAAAAAATCTAAAAGAGAAGATGACATCGTTGCATTATTAAAACAACAAGGTGTTGATCCTGATAAGGCAAGAATACATGGAAGTAAAGTACATCAATTTGTCAAAGACTATGTAAAAGCAGAAACTGGTAGTGCTGCTGCAAGTAATGCTGCTGGCATGCTTATAAAAGTACCTGACCAGGGATTTTTTGAAGCACCAAGAATGAGCTTTAGTCCAATGGTGGATTTTACTGGTGGAAGTTATGACGAAGCATTAGTAAGAAGGCAGCTCCAGGTAGCAAAAGAACGAATGAATATTGGTTATGCTGACCGATTAGCAGAATGGGGTCAACGAATTACTGGTTCTGTCGAAGAAATATTTGAACAAAGTCAAGGATTAGCATTAGAAGCTAGTAAGGCTATGAAAGAAGCATCAATAATTGCTGGTATAGATCCAAGCAGAGTTAGGTACTTAGAAACAATAAATATGAACAGAATGTTTGGTAGAGATGAAAATATTAAATCTACAGCAAAATGGAGACCTGACCTTGCTACATTTATGGCTCGTAATCCTGATGATCCATTAAGTGCAGTGGCGGAGGGTCAACCCACAGCCGTTTTTGTTCCTCGTGGTTCAGAGCATGCTTCTCGGAACTCAATATTTCTGGCTCTGTATCCAGGTATAGAGAAGCGTTACGGAGGACTTGTTTCAGGCGTTGCAGAAAACGGAAGAGCTTTTCGGGTTGACGCATATCACGAAGCATTTCACTCAGTACAAGGCTGGTTAGATGAAATAGGTAACACTAAATTAACTGAAGCATTAAATACTCCTGAAGCATTAGAGGAGATGTCTTCCATTATTAAACGATCTAGGGGTAATTTTCAACCTGGAATGGAAGCAAAAGAAATACAAGCTGAAGCTTTCGGTCATTGGTTAAACAATAAAAAGATCAAGCTAGAAAATGGAGGATTAAAGGCTGTATTTGAAAGAATGAAAAAATATCTATATGAATTTGGTAAAAAGTTAAGATTTATTCTTGGTAAAGATCCAACATATGTTGATGTCTTTGAATTAGCAGCAAGTGGTGAACTATCAAGAAAGGCATTAATAAATAAATTAACGCCTGAACAGCTAGACGGATTAATAACAAGAATGGATGCTGATACAAACCGAAGCATCCCCGAACTAACTAATCGCATAAATGAATATTTAATCGCTAAAAAGATTGAATATGACAACATGCTTGCTGGTTGGGATTCAGCAGTAGCAAAAGGAGGTTGCGTCTAATGTCTAAATGTGATGATTTATTTGAACAACGTCAATCATTAATCAGAAAAAAAGCTGAGATTGACGAACAAATTGCAAAGATGAAGACAATACAAATGTCTAATCAAATACCAGGTGACGATACATTCCTGGATGCAATGACTAGAACTGCTAAATACTTAGAAGAACTAGAAGCACAAAAAAGCATAAAAAAGGCAATTGAAGCAGAGAAGAAACCAGGTGTAAGTATTCCTAAAAATCAACCTACTAATTTTGTAAAAGAATTAAGAGATAGACCAGATGAAGTTGTAGCTAATTGGGCTAATTATTCCCAGGCATTACTTAGAGCTGGCAAAGAAACATTAGATGGAAGGTTTGCATTTCTCGATGTTGACCCTTTAAAAAGTGCTCAAATGTTATCTGATGCTTATGACGGCAAACTTAATGTTAATGAAGCATTAGATGCAATAAATAAATTAACGGAAGGAGAAAAAACTTTTGTAGAAGATTTAGTTAGAGCTAGATGGTTTCACGATACAGGCAAAGAAGCATACATAAAATCTGTTGACGATATAGATATATTTATGGAGAAAAACCCTAATGCAGAAGTACCTCCAGAATTATTAGGCAAAGCATTTAACACCTACAAAGTAGCTTTAATGAGTGAAGCTACATACGATTTTTATAGAAACCAATGGTCAAAAGCTGGTAAAGCACAGCAAGGAAGGTTGTTTACAGATCAATTAGAAGTAGTAGATGACGCTTCTTCTGTAATACCTGACGATATTAAATCTGCTGAATCTTATGTTGATTCTTTAGGTATTGTTGGTAGAAAAATAAGTGACACCACAGAAGAAGAATCTATTGCCAGGGTAATTACTGCTGCCTCTGAAAATATAACAAGGCCAAAAGAAGCAATGGATCAATTAAACCTGGAGCTAAACAATATAAGAATCCAGGGAACAGACGTAAGAAAAAGGTATGACCCTAAAAGATTAAAAGATGCCAGGTTTAGACATACAAACTTATTAGCAAAAGATTCTCAGTTATTTAATTTAAGAACTATGGGTCTTGCTTTTAGTTCTAACGTAGCTATGGCAATACGAGGGCCATATCATACTTTATATAAAAATGCTTTATACAAACCTTACGGTACTAAGTTATCTGGCAGTTTTATGGATGCCTGGCAAGCAAACTGGAAAGGTTATGCTGCTGCATATAAGGCTGTAAGAGAGTCAGGAAAAGAATTATTTATGGATGCCTGGAAGGGTGACAAAATGTTTTATTCCAGCAATGTAGAAACATACGGTAAGTTTTACGAACCAATAGAAAAACGAATTGCTGATTTAGAAGATGCAATGAACGTAGAAGGTAACTGGAAAAGTTATTTAAATCCAGAAAAATATAGAAGAGAATTACATGCAGCTACACGTTTATGGTTGTATAGAAAAACAAAACATCCAGCAGCACTTAGACCAGGCTTTTCAGCATTAGCAGCTTTAGATGCACCATTTGGCTATGGTTATCATATTTATAAATTAAGAACTGATCTTGAATTTAAAGCTAGAAGAGATGGAGTGCAGCTTGGATTGTTTGATGAAGAGTCTATAAATAAATGGATTAACGATCAGTTTGCAGAACAGTTTTATAAGTTAGACCCAAGCGAAGCACAAATAAAAGCATATAGACAAGAGCAAAACATTCCACCTGGAATAATGGATGATCGAGCTGTTGCTGATGAAATAATAAAAACTAGAGTTGCCAATACATACGGTGGGCCTGTTAATTTAGATGACCTTAGTAGAGGTGCATCTGAATTTTCACAAGATATGCGATTTCAAAGTCCTCCAGGCGAAGGTAATTTTTTAGGTAAAAAGTTTTATGAAATTGTTAATGGAGCTAGGCAGACATCTCCGCTATTTGACATATTTGCTGCTCCATACCTTGTTGCTCCAATGAAAGGTGTTTCTTTAGATTTAAAACATCTTGGCTTTTCGTCTATAAATGATTGGATAGGTCACGCTACTGGCAATAGAAGATTAAATCCAGAACAGATAGCTAGTGCAAAAGCCGATGCAATTATAGCCATGCACATTTGGAGTATAGCTCTTATCGCAAAAGCAAATGATCAAATAATAGGTAACGGCCCAGCTAACCCACAGGAGAGAGCTGTATGGAAAACAAATTTACAACAAAAAGGCCAAAAACCTAACAGTATGTTTGGCGTACCTTTGATTGGTGGTCTGCCACTTATCAATACTATGTTTCTTATAAGCGACATAATAGATGGCGGTCAAAAAGCTGTAAGAAGTGATTACGATAAAAAGACAATAGCTGGTGCAATTTTTGATACATTGGTTGGCAATGTAAGAAGAAATACAGCACTAGGCACTATTTCGCAAATAATGGAACTTGCTTATGGTGATCAATATGGCAAAAGAAGGCCAATGGATTTATTTGGCTATGTAGGTGGTAGTCAGATACCAGGTATAGGAATTATAAGAAGTACAGAAAGAGCAACAAATTCGAAAAAATCTAATTTATTTAGAGATGCAGAACCAACTAAAAAAGATGAAGAATTGTACGATATTGGTATTTTGCAAAATGCAGAAAGAATATTAAAAAATGCTGCTACTGGTGTAACTGGTCTTACTGGCGTAGCTGGCGGTGCATATAAAGATAAAGATTGGTTAGGGTCTGACATTAAGCTTCCATTTGGTATGGAACTTGTTCATTATTTAGAGCATAGATTTTTCCCACACTTACATCCTAATGACAAGGTATATGCAGAATTGCAAATGCTAGAGCTGCTAGATCCTCCTAATCCATTACTTAGAAAAAGATTAATGGATGTACCTATGTCTGATGATTTACAAAAAGAATTTAACGACACTTATGGTTCTATTGCTCCAGGAGTAGGTGATGTTCCTAATTTAGGGCCAGTAGCAAGAGCAGAACTAGGAGGTTCTAATAAATCTATAAGAGTAAGTTTGCCAGTATTTGTAAATTTAAAAGATTTAGGAATTAGATTAAAAGAACAAAAAGAATTAGTAGATATAAAAATAAATCCATTAATTGAAAAGCATGTGTTTGACGAAAAAGGTAAAGGCAGAACATTTATAGATGCTGCCAGGTCATTAATAAATGATCCTATATATGACAATATGCAATCAGATCCAACAACTTCTGCTGATTTAAATGTTTCAGACAAAACCAATCAAGACAGAAAAAGGATGCCTGCATATCTGATGATGTCTCAGTTAAAAAAATATTATGAATTGATCACAACTGATGCTATTGGGAGAAGCGATTCGCCTGCTGCAATTGAGTGGCAAGAACGTAATGACATTAAAGAAATTGAATTAAGAGACCAGGCATTACAAGAAGCAAAATCAACAGTTAATAATTTATCTCGTCAAAACCCTGTTATTAATTTAGAATAATGTTACAGTAACGTAGAACTCTACCTTTAAGTAGATGCCATTATCATATAAAACTTTTACAGGAAATAGTGGTAGCCCACAGAGTACCTTTACGCTGGATTTTCCTTATATTCTTAAGGATCATGTAAAGCTATATTATGGACGCAATATATTAAATAACACTCAAACATCTACATTAGTAAATGGTACAGACTATAACTTCACTAGCGATAATACAGTTCAATTAATTGGTTCTACTCTTAATTCAGGTACAACTGTTGGAGATCCACATAACTTAGCTAATGGTGTTGAATTAACTATTGAAAGAGATACTCCTGATAGTACACAAATTGTTGAGTTTCAAGATGGATCTAACTTAATTGGAGATAACCTTAATAATGCAAATTTACAGAATTTATTTGTAGTCCAGGAGCAGCAAGATAAAAATGATTTATCTGCTACTAAAGCACAAGCCGCTGAAACTGCATCAAATACAGCTACTGCCAATGTTGCAACCTTAACATCCACACAGTTTAAAGCTGATGGTTCAACATTAATGACAGGTAATATAAATGTTAATAGTAATAAAGTTATAAATGTTTCTGATCCGACCAATGCACAAGATGCAGTAACAAAAAATTATCTTGAAAGAACTGGAAGTATTACTTCAACACAAATAGCAAACGGAACTATTGTTGATGACGATATAAATGCAAGTGCAAATATAGACGGATCTAAAATTGCTAACGATTCCATATCTATGGATAAGTTAGATTCTGGAACTTTGCCTGCTGATGTAAAAGTTGGTACTGGCAGCATTATTGATGGAACTATTTTAGATACTGATATAAATTCAGCGACAGCTATTCAGGGATCAAAATTACAAGCTGCTACTGGCACTAATGCTGGTTCAATGTCAGCCGCTGATAAGGCAAAATTAGATGGAATAGAAGCTGGAGCTAAAGATGATTTAACTCCTGGAGAAGTTAGACAAAAGGTACAAGACGCATCTGACTCTAATGTTTTTACTGATGATGACCATACAAAATTAAATAACGCAGTAACTTTAACTGACAACCAGACTTTAACTAACAAGACTTTGACAAGTCCTGTCATTAACCAAATGTCAGGTACTGCTATTAAGACTTCTGGTGTATCTACAAGCGATTTAGAAGTTTATTCTGCTAAACGAGCTGGTGAAATATTTTATCAAAAAGACACTTTATCAGAAATAATTTCTACTGAGAACTGGAGTGCTAGTGATGACAAGGTAGCTACTACTGCTGCAATAGATGCCAGGATAACTGACCTGGTAGATGATGTTGGTGGTTTTGTACCAATAGCAAATGAATTAAGCTTTCCAAATTCTAATCCAGACTTAAATGATGGTGCTGGTACGTTAGTTAGCATAAAAGCATTATCTACAAATAGGACAGCTAACTCATCTGGTGAATTAGCAATTGCAAATGGCACATTAAATAACTCAACTGTTTTTATAACAGGTTTAGGTTCTAACGAAACATTGCCACAAGGTTTTGGTCTTATTGTAGAAAGTAGTGCTGGTGCAGTTAACAACACATATACATTTCATAGGCTTACACCAAAGGCAACAGAGGTAACAACAGTTGCAAGCAAATCTACTGAAATAAGTACAGTTCACACCAATATAACTGCTGTTAATTCTGTCTTTAATAATTTAACTGCTATAAATGCTGTAAATAATAATTCAACAAACATTAATGCTGTTAATAGCAATTCAACAAACATCAATGCTGTTGCTGGAAACGAAACTAATATTAATGCAGTTAAAAATAACGCAACCAATATTAATGCAGTAGTTAGTAATGCTAATAATATTAATGATGTAGCTAATAACGAGACAAATATAAACGCTGTTAAAAATAACGAGACAAATATAAACGCTGTTAATAGTAATTCTACAAATATTAATACTGTTGCTTCTTCAAATAATAATATTAACCAGGTAGCGACAAATATAAATAATGTAAGTACTGTTGCCAATGCAATTTCTAATGTAAATAATGTTGGTAACTCAATTAATAACCTAAATAATGTTCATAGCAGTTTATCCAACGTAAATAATGTCAGCAATAACATAGCAAGCGTAAATACTGTAGCTTCTAATTTAGGAACTGTTAATGATTTTGCTGCACGTTATCGTTCTGGTGCAAGCAACCCTACAACTAGCTTAGATACAGGAGACATATTCTTTAATACAACATCTAAAGAACTAAAGGTATATAACGGAACTGCTTGGCAGAATGGCGTCACAGCAACAGGTAACTTAGCAAGTTTAGGAAATAATACATTTACTGCTGATCAGGTTATTCATGGTATTACTGTTGGTAAAGGTGCTAGTTCTGTCGCTAATAATACTGCTCTTGGAGTTTCTGCTTTAGCTGCAAATACTTCTGGTAATGACAACCTTGCAGTAGGTAGTCTTGCATTAGAAGATAATACGTCTGGTGGTCATAACATAGCTTTAGGTAGAAAAGCACTTAAAACAAATACGACTCAATCAAATAACGTAGCGATAGGAAGCCATGCTTTAAATGTGGCAACTGCATCAAATAACACAGCTATTGGACATCTAGCCTTAACAGCAAACACAACTGGATCACCTAACACGGCAGTTGGAAATTTGGCATTAACAGATAATACAACAGGCAATAGAAACGTCGGAATTGGTCACGATGCCTTACGCAAAAATATAACTGGAAATAATAATACTGCTGTTGGTGGTCAAGCAATGTATTACAACACCAGTGGTGGTAATAATGCTGCTTTTGGTTATTTTGCATTAGGACAGAACACAACTGGAATACAAAACACGGCTCTTGGTTTTGGGGCTTTAGATGCAAACACTACGGCATCAAACAATACTGCCGTTGGAAATATGGCATTATCTACAAACACAACTGGATTTCAAAACGTAGCTGTGGGAGCAAATGCTCTTGATGCTAATACTACTGGCGGAAATTGCACAGCAGTTGGTATGAATTGTTTATCGTCTAATACCACAGCTAATAACAATACTGCCGTTGGATATAATTCATTAAATGCAAATACTACAGCATCAGATAATACAGCAGTTGGAAGAAATGCTTTACACGCAAACACAACTGGAACACAGAATGTTGCTCTAGGTTCGCAATCTCTACCTAACAATACTACTGGAGCTCAAAATACTGCTTTAGGCTATGGAACTTTAAATGCAAATACTACAGCAGATAACAATACAGCCGTTGGTAATAGTAGTTTATTATTAAATCAAACTGGGGCTAACAATACTGCTGTTGGTGGTGAAGCATTAAAGGCTAATACAGCAAGTGATAATACTGCGATAGGTTATAGAACATTGTTTGTAAATACAAGTGGATATAGTAATACTGGTGTTGGTAAATCTGCTTTATATGCAAACACAACTGGACAACAAAATACTGCAACTGGCTATAACTCTTTAAGTTCAAATACTAATGGATATCACAATACTGGATTAGGTTCTTCAGCTTTAGGCTCAAACACAACTGGTCATGATAACACCGCTATTGGTAAGAGTGCTTTAATTAACAACGTAACAGGTGCTTATAACACCGCTGTAGGTAGATCAGCATTACATTCATCTGGTAGTTCTAGTAATAATATTGCTCTTGGCTATTTTGCTTTATATGTAAACACAACTGGGGGTCAAAACGTAGCCGTAGGAAACTACACATTAGACTCAAATACAAGTGGAGAATATAATACAGCGGTAGGCTACCAGGCTCTAACTTCTAACACAACTGCTGCTAATAACACTGGTATTGGTAGGCAAGCTTTAAAAAATAACACAACTGGTTTCGCTAATACTGCCGTTGGTGGTTACAGTTGTGAGGAAAACACAGAGGGATATTATTTAACTGCCGTTGGTTACCAGGCATTAGAAAACAATACAACTGGTAATTCAAATACTGCTGTTGGTAGAAGGGCTTTAATGTCTAATACCGAAGCAAATAATAATACAGCAGTTGGTAGTCAAGCTTTAGATCAAAACACAACTGGAGGATCTTGTACGGCTATAGGGGCTCAAGCTTTAGATGCGAATATAAGTGGATATTCTAATACGGCTGTAGGTGTTGGTTCTTTGTCTGCTAATACTACAGCAAGTGATAACGTAGCAGTTGGTGTAAATAGTTTAGGTCAAAATACAATAGGAGCATCAAACACAGCAGTTGGAAAAAATGCTTTGTACGGAAACACTACTGCATCTAACAACACAGCAATGGGAGATGATGCCCTACTACGAAACACAACTGGATCAGCAAACGTAGCTGTTGGAACTTTTGCTTTAGATGCTAATACTACTGGTGGTTCAAATGTTGCTATTGGACACAACTCTTTAACTACTGCAACAGATGCACCTGGAAATGTTGGTGTAGGTCGTGGAACTTTATACAGTACTACTTCTGGGGGATATAATGTTGGTATTGGTCTTTATGCTCTTTACGACAATACAACTGGTGCATCTAACATTGGTATAGGTCAAAATGTTTTAGAGAATAATACAAGTGGTGATGATAACGTAGCAATAGGTAAAAAAGCTTTATATAATAACACCACCGCAGATAATAATATTGCCATCGGTGAACAAGCTTTAGAAGCTAATACTACTGGTACAGCAAATATAGCACTAGGTTATAAAGCATCAGCATCTAAAACACTAGGCAACTACATGGTTGCTATTGGATATGAAGCTTTATCTACTATTACAAATGCTAGTGAAACTGTAGCTATTGGCTATCAAGCCATGAAAAATTCTACCAATGGTGGAAGCGTAGCTATTGGCGCACAATCTTTATACAATCAAACAAGTGGTTATTGGAACACAGCAGTTGGAGTCAGGGCATTATATTCAGTTACCACGAATACGCACAATTCAGCATTTGGCTACCACGCTTTATATAATAATACTGCTAGTTTTAATGATGCTTTTGGCTGGAAAGTTTTACATACCGCTACTACTGGTTATTGCAATGCTGTCTTTGGTCAAGGTTCTGCACAAAATCTTACTACTGGATTTGAAAACACAATATTAGGTAATAACGCTGGTACAGCAATAACTACTCACTCAAGAAACGTAGCTATTGGTAGAGAATGTTTACAGCGTTTTAAAGCAAGTAATAATGTTGCCATTGGCCGCCAAGCTATGCGAGGTGTTGCCGATCAAAGTACTGGCAGTAATAACGTAATGATTGGTCATCTGTCTGGTCTAGTGCTTACAACTGGGGAAGGAAATGTAGCAGTTGGAGCAGAAACTTTGAGTGCTAATACCACAGCTTCTAACAATACTGCTGTTGGTCGTTATGCTTTAACAAATACAACTACAGGAGACCTTAATACGGCTATTGGTTATAACTGTATGGCTGCCAACCAAACTTCTGATCGAAATGTAGCAATAGGCGGTTATGCTTTATCTTCTTACAATACTACAGGTGATGCTTATGTAACTGCTATTGGTTATGGTGCTGCTAGTAACTCAACTACTGCTGGTCAGTTTGTTGCCATAGGTGGTTCTTGTTTAGGTTCTCAAACTACTGCCAACTACAACGTAGGAATGGGTTACAACTGCCTGGCTGGTACATCAACAGGTGGTGCTAACACAGCTATTGGTAGGTCAGCTATGTACTCTAACCAAACAGGGTCACATAATACCGCAGTTGGATATAACACGTTAGTTAATAACACCGCTAGTCTTAATACTGCTGTAGGTAGCCAGGCATTGCAAGTAAACACAAGTGGAACAAACAATACCGCAGTAGGTGCTTACTCTCTAGACGCTAATACAGCAGGAAGTGAAAATGCTGCATGTGGAGATAATGCTTTACCGATACTTACAACAGGAAGTAAAAATACAGCGGTGGGTCGTTATGCTGGCGATGGTGTAACAACTGGATCAAACAATACTTTAATTGGTTATGGTTCTGCCGCTGCCTCAAGTTCAGCAAGTAACGCTATTACACTTGGAGATAGCAATGTTACAACTCTTAGATGTAATACACAAACTATATCTTCCTTATCAGATGCAAGAGATAAAACAAATGTAATTGACTTACCAGAAGGCTTGAATTTTATAACTAAACTAAGACCTGTCAAATTTGAATGGGCTACCAGGCATGGTTCTGTAAAAGATGGATCGTTTGAACATGGTTTTATCGCCCAGGACTTACAAGTAGCGCAAAAAGAAAATGATGCAAATTATTTAAATATGGTTATGGATGAAAACCCTGACAAGTTAGAAGCAAGTTATGGAAAATTAGTACCTATTTTAGTAAAAGCTATACAAGAATTATCAGAAAAAGTTGTTGCCCTGGAAACAGGGTGATAACGAGCAAACCACAAAATACAGGAGGTTAATGTGGAAGAAAAAACAGCCGAAGAAGTAGCACAAATTTTTAAAGCTGCTGGCGATAGCGTTACGCTAATTAATGGTACACAACCAGAGTGGGAAACTGCTGACGAATGGAAAGATACCATTAAACGTAACGTAGAGCATCTTGAAATTATCAAGGCTTATAAAAAGGTAGATGAAACAACATCTATTTGGACGTCTGAAGACTTCACCGCTATTGACAAAGCTATTGTTGATGGCAAAAAACTTTATTAATTATTTTTTTAAAAAACCATGACCCAATTTACTATTGAATCACTTCAACAAAGACTACAGCAACTTGCTTTAGAAAGAGACCAGCTTGGTATTTCTTTCAATCAACTTACTGGTGCAATGCTTGAAATTGAAAAGCAAATTGAACAAATGAAGAAAGACGAAAATCCTGAAGAAGTAAAAGAAGTTGAAAGTGTTTAATGGAAATATATCTGCCTGATTTACCATCAACAGATTTTATCCTTAAACCACCTACGACAATATTTTATCCACCTTTAGCGGAAGTTCCATATCTAGATCCCCTTCTTCTCCCAAGCCTGGAACAGGTAGAGTCGGGTTTGGGAGATCAGGGATCTTCTTCTGGAGAAGAAAAAGCATCTTCAGAGGAGGAAGTGTCACCACTAACAAAAGAAATAATACCGACAAACCTGCCAGAAAATAAAGAACTTTACACAAGTGTAGATGATGCAGCTACGTTTAATTTACCTTTTTTTGGGGAGATGCCAATACCTTCTCCAGAGGTAATTGCATCGAGTGTAATAGCATCCAGCGTAAGTGCTACTGCTGCTGTTGCAGGATCAATAGTTCTTCAATCTGTAATCACACAATTAAAAAAGATATTAACGAAAATATTTAAAAAAGTTCTTAAAAAAGAAGTAGCAAATGTTAAAGAAAAAATGTTAGATCAAAAAAAATAGTTTAAAATTTAAAAAGCTTACAACTTTTACAACGTGCTGATAAAACAGCCACCGCTCTGTATTAGTCAATGTAGGCTATTTTTTTGTCTTAAAAAGATCAGAGTTCTGACGAACGTAAGTCCTAATGTTTATTACATCAGAGCAAAGTCCAGCGTATTTAGATTTAGGATTAATCATATAGCCAGAGGCATGAAGTTGTGAACACTTTAAAACTCTCACTAATTGCTTATCATGCTCTTGCTTGTCTAATTCTTCTTTGGCTAAGTCTAACTTTACTTTTGCTAACTCCTCGCACGTTTTATTATTAGTACCTAAAGGAACCATAAAAGATAATTGCATACCCCAACCTTCATTTATACTGTATGTCTCTTCACCCTGGGCATCATTGCCTGTATAAAAAGGTGTAAATGCCATTGTTGGTTGGCTACATACTAAATTTCCAAACTGCAACTTACCTGTCATTCCATTATTAACATTCATATTTTGGTTGATAATACTAGAATTACCAACTGCATTAGGTTGTGCTACTACATCAGTACCGCCTTCTGCTTTGACAGGATTACTGACTAAATACAGACAAGCTAGTAATAACGCTTGTGGTCGTAATCGTATCATTCTGTGTGATTTGTTCTGTTAATGCTCCAGCAGCCCTTGTAGTGACTTGAAGCGACCAATCTGCTGAAGCATCAGCAACAGTAAATACAGCATCACCACCAGCAATACCAGCAGAAGCAGCTACAGAAATGTTAGATGCTTCCCAAGAATTTAAAGCCGATCCATATTTTTCTGTGACAATAGATCGAGTTATAGTTTGAGTAGTATTCTCAGTTCTGTTGCTAGAACCAGTAGTCCAGGTGGGTAAAGGATTAGCAAAACAAGGTGCTGTAATAAACAGACTTAGCAATAAAAATTTCTTCATTTGATACCTACATTAGTGTCTTTATTATCCACTATTTTTGGAGTATTATTGTTCTTTTTCTTACCAACTTGCAAACCGAAACTGGCAAGACTTCCCGAAAAAATCGAAGCGATAAAAGTTGGATCAAAGTCCACAATCTTTTTTCCACTAGGGGGTTCATAATAGCTTGCTGTTAACATTCCAGCAGACCAAACTAATACCGCAATTTTGACAATCGTTTCGACACGATTACCTTCTTTTTCTTCTTGATCTTCCATAGTTGTTTTACATATGTGTAATCGTTACTCTATAGGTATATCTAATAAACATTATGCTTGCAATCCTACGCCCAATTCTCTTTTCTTTTATCAAATCAAAAGCGATAAAAATTTTAGTGCTAGATATTTTAAAAGCACTCGTAAAGCAAAGTTCAAATAAAATTGATGACCAGCTTGTTGCAATTATTGAAGAAAAACTACTGGTTTAAAAAGCATCCCAAACCATATCAAAAGTAGGTGGTTGCCAATAAACAACATCACCGCCTATATATTCATCTTTTCTTAGTATCCTGGCTAATTTTCCTGTATTCCATGGATCAGGTACATTGCCTGGATCTTTCTTTTCAGCCTTGTCATATTCTCTTTTAACTATTTTCCATAAATCATATGTGCTTTGAGCATTAAGCCATTCTTCTGATCTAAATAATTTATTTTGGTCTCCTATACCAGGGCAACCAAAAAAATTGTCAGCTCTATCTCCTACTAATATCTGCTTATAAAAGTGCATATCTGCTTCTCTTTCAGTAATCCGTATTATTTCTTCGTCATGTAAATGTAGTCCAGGAATAGTTTTTAAATCTTTGTCACCGCTAACAATCACATCACCTTTTTTTGTAGATATGCCAATTGCATCATCTGCTTCTAAGTTTTTATATCTGACGATGGGCCACGTTTCAGAAATCCATTCTCGTAACTTGGCATACCCAGCGGGTCTCCTATACTTCCTTCTGTTTGATTTGTAGGTGGGCGAGAGATTATAGCGGAAGTTCGTGCTTGAACCCAGGGCCATGACCATTTCGTAGTCAGGTAAGATTTTTGCGAGCCTTTGTATCTCGGCATCGACTCCGAATTTTGCATCATTAATTTGACAGTAATAAGACCAAATGCCGTCATCTAATTCGTACTCGTACTCATTGGCACAAGCATGACGGTAAGTAAAAAGTTCAACGTCTATGTAAGCTTTGTTTTTCATGCTGGTTCTATCCATTTTTGATCAAGAAATTGGTTATCCTCGTGAAACTCAAACGAGCCAGCGTAACCACATCTGCCTAACATTCGATTTTTTAGACAGTAACTATGTGTAAGATTTGTACCCCTGGATCTACCCAATGCCCATATAGTGTCAGCAAGTTGGACTACGGAGTGTGATCCGCGTATGTCATGTAATTCAGGGATGCCGCCATCTTCCATATTTTTTACCTGGGAAGATGATCTATTGAGATGAGAAATAGCAAATACTGTGCATTTAGTAGCAGCAATAAAACTTCGAATTTTTGTAATTAAAGAATCTAAATGCCTGGTATCTAGTGCTAATCCAGAACCAATAATTGTTAAATGATCAAGATAGATATGTTTGCAGCCAAGAGACCTAACCATGTAATTCATTCTTTGAAGAATTATGTTTTCGTCTAATGAGCCAAAGTGATCAAACAGCTCTAGCATGCCGCCTTTGGTTACAAACTTATCTGCTGTAGCAATGTCTTCTATTTGTTGATCTGTAAAGCCAGCATAATTTTGCCTGGCATGTAATTGAAGACCAGCAGCCATGCCGACAAACCTAAAAATAGCTTCTTCTGCTGTTTCTTCTAAGCCAATCCAACCGCATTTAACACCTCGCTCCATATCATGCAGAGCCAATGCCCTGGCAAATGTAGTCTTGCCAATTCCTGAGCCTGCTATTAAAACTATTAGCTGGTTGTCATAAAAAGGAGTCATACGATTCCATGCACCAAAACCACAATCAGTTGCAGTTCTGTTAGGAGGTTTTATTGTGATGCCTGCATATGCACTTGCAGATTTAATTCCATCAGGACGTAGTTCTTTAGCGGCAAAAATAGCTTCTTTTACAGCCATACTGCCTAGCTCAACTAACGTGTCGTTTGCATCTTTTAAAGGAAAGACAACACGCCTGACTTGCCCTGGCTGAAATAATTCAACTATTGCATTGGCCGCTTCTTCACCTGGTTCATCCATATCAGTAGCAATGTAAATAGTTTTAAAAGGATTAAAATAATCCAAATGTTTTTTTACAAAATTTGCTGCTGATTGAGCACCATTTGGAACTGAGACACCAATCACTTTTCCGTTTGTTGAATATGTGATTGAGGGAGCATCGAACTCTCCTTCGCATATAGCGACTCCATCATGGTGCTTAGGATTTGCGAGATGTGAACCAAACCCTGCGACTTCTTTCGGTTTTCCTGTCCAACTGATTCTGTCATTTTTATTCATTAGTAAGAACTCTTATTTTTTGAGCTATTGGTTTACCTGATTTGTCTCGATATTGGAAGACAACACCTGTCTCAGTTTTCAAAATTCCGTATTGATCTAATACTTTGCGTGGGATTCCTCTGTAAGTATCTTCATCCCAGGTCTTAAATACTGGCACTCTTACTGGCGGAATATACGTCTGTCTGGTGGTTTCTGTTTTTTCTTTGAACAACGTGTTGCATGCAAAGCAGAATTTGTGATCTGTATAGACCGCCCGACCATCACTACTGCCACACTCGCAAGGCTCATGACGAATAAATTTAGATTCACTCATCTACCCCCACCGCATGTTTCATTTCAGATAAAGCTTTCATAAGAGTTGCAGTTTTAGATATTTTCTGTGCAAGAGTTTTTATGTCTGCACATTCGTAGGTTGTAAATTTTGTTTTGCAGTTAGCACAAACCCTTCTCCTAATGACGTAAGGAATATTTCCTTCTGTCCTAGTGTCTGTGCGGTAAATTTCAGTTCTAATAAAGTCGCAATGTGGGCAATTCATTTTTTTTAGTTAATAAGAGACTCGAAACCAAACGTGTGCTTTTTCAGCTTTTGGTTCATGCTTCCAATAGCAATGGACTTCACTAATAACTTTTACGTTGTCATCAATAAAAAGTCTTTCTTCATCTTTAGTGCTAGTCAGGGCATCAAATAATCCACCAAGCAGATTATCAATGTCACCTCTGGCAGCAGTATGAAAAACAACTTCAAATTTTTCGCAATAATCTAGTGGTTCTTTTGTCCAATACTCTGAAGCCATACTCCATAAGTCCTTTTTCCATTGCATATATGCTTTGTCCATATATGGCCTGGATTGACCCATAAATGAACGTGGCCTGGCTTTGGATCTGGGCCTAATGTGCAAATTAAAATCAACGTACTTCATTGAATACAGACTTATTTTCTTCTGCTTCTTCGTTGACAAAGCCTCCTTGCACTTTTTCAAAAACAGGGTCAGCAGTTCTTTCATAAGCGACATGGGATACAACTTGTGCTTGTCTTGGTTGATATGCAAGTCCAACTCCTGTTGGGCCTTTCCAGGGATATAGTTCATAAGCAATTATCATTTTTGATCCATTGCCAATAAGGAAGTCATGATTCCATAAGTTGTTATGGCTATCTACAACCATTGGACCTGATGTAAAACCACCATCACGTTTCCTGGTAAATCTTTTTAATTTAAATGTCCATAAAGTTGATTTGCCGTCATCACTTTCTTTGCTTGGTAAAGAATTGGCAGATATTTTTGCATTTATTCCATGCTGTTTTGAAAATTCGTCTTCTTGTTTTAATAACCATTCCTGATGCTGCTTATTATTAGGATCAAAAACAGCTTCTACACTCCATACAGGTGGTTTGTTAGGTTCAAATCTGTTAGCTTCAGGCTCCCCCAGGAGCTTGCACCATTGCACTTCGACTAATGGTGTCTGTAATAATGTGTTCATAAATTTAAGCGTTATCGCTTACATACTATATGTTGAGTACTACATATATGTAAATATTAATAAAACGCTATATTTGGAAATCAAGAAAAAAGATATGGGTTGCTTCCAATTACATTTTCATCCAATGTATTTACCCAGGGCGGCTCTGGTAAATTAATACCTGAATTGACGCACATTTCAATCCATGCCTGCTTTAATAGGTCATTTTTATACATGCTATTCATTGTTTTATGCAATGTCTTATGGAGCTCACCTGCTGTCATCGCTTGAGTAGCAAAGCAATCATGATTAGTAAGTACTGGTATGGCTTGGTCTTCACAAGTGTTGAGTAGCGATACCAAATATGCACTATCAAGTGAATGTGCAAAATTAGCTCCAATACTTTTATTAGCTTGTGTTGCAGATAATGGTGCGTTTATTGGTTGATCTTGCAAATTAACATTTAATCTTTTACCAAATAAAAAGGTTCTTACAGTTCTTGTTGTAGGTTCTCTGTCTGCTACTTTCATGGGCCATCCAGAAGGTGATGTCCATTCCAATGGTTTTCCTTTTGATAATGTAATTCTGCAAACTTTCATCAACCATTTTTTTACCTCCATACAAGTGTGTATTTCTTTCTTTAATTCTGCCCATATATGCTTTGCTAAATACTTAGACGGCATTGCAACCCTTAAGGCAAATTCATCCAGGGGAACATAATTTAAATGCTCATCCAAAGCTTCTACTAAAGAATCACAAAGACTCATAAAAGATCCACCATATGGACTAGCTAAAATTGGCCCTTTTGTTAATTTTCTATCTATTCCCCTACCTAACCATAATTCAGCTAATGCTTTTTCTTTCTCATCTCCTAATTGCAAGTCCTGGGAAAGTCTATATGTAACTTGTTCTGCTACTTTTGTATATAAATCTTGTGGTTCGTCACCATATAAATTACATAATCTTCCTACATTTTTATCCCTTACGAGGGCGGAGAGTATTCCGCAACCTGACGTAGTTTGATCAAATCGTACTGGAACATCGCATTTCCTAAATTTTATTGCTTGTTCTACACCCCTGCAAAGTTGTAAGAATTGCCAGGGGTCGTCTGCATCCCGCCACAGGTCTAGATTTTTTAAAGGATCTTGTGCTGTAGCTTTTATTTTTTCAATGTTACGATTTCCCCACATAAGCCTTTCTTTCCAGGTTTTTTTAGACAAACCATAATGACCAGCCGCTGCCTTTAATAGCCATTCAATACCAGTATCATCTACAGCCATTTTTGAATTAAAGTGCAAAATTGCTTTTTCAGTATCTGGCCCCATTGTTGTTACATACTTATTTCCTGTATATAGCCTTCCTCGATGATCAGCATGGTAGCTCTGCCATATAGTTCTGCCGCTTAATTCTTCTGCCATTTGCAAACTTCTTTCGATTCTTACTCTCCTGGGCCTATTTTGCTCCCTATCTCTATGTGCCATTGCAGCTAGTCTATTTCTAAGTTTCAAATCTTCCTTTGTTGGGTTGTTACCTAATCTTTCAGGTAAATCCATAGGTGCTCTGGAGCATGGAAACAAACCATCTATGCCGTTTTCCCAGGCTACACGTTGCAGATCAACCATTTCAGCATCAACTCTTAATGGTGTTTCTTGTAAATAATTAACTGCTGTTAAAACCTTTAAAAGATTTGCTGTTTTGTAATGAGTTATGGCAGTTGTATGTTTTTCTTCATGGTCTTGGATTGGTACTCTTACTAAACATTCCTGGTTATCAATCATCCCTCCTCCATACAAACCATTCCAGGGATTTGGAGGGCAAACCATTGCCGTATAAACACCTTTATATGCAGCAGCAGGGCACTCTCTTATTAATTCTTCTGCTTCTTTTGTTGGTATTACAAATCTAGGTGTGGTCTTTCCTATCCTTCTTTTAATGACCCTGACAATACCAGTTGCAGGCACAATATGATCCAATAAAAAACGCCCTACATGCAGGCGTGTAACGTCATTCCAAAATGGTATTGGGCAGCCTAGTTTTCTCATAATATCTCTAGTAGCAATTCTTTTTCTTCCTATCCCTTGTCTTATTAAATGTCTAAATTCAACAGAGCTTTTTTTGTTTAACCTTATTAAACGCTGTTCATCTTCAATTGCTTTACCTAAATTTTGACAGAACGTAGCTATCCTAGCCTTTCTGCTTAGTTGGTCTAAAGTCGCAACCAGGGCAACTGCTGCAATGTGATGTGTTCCATCGAAGTTATCAAAAAATGGTATTGCAGCTCCATTAACTCTTGCTTTATCAGGATTAAGAACAAAATCTTCAAAAGTTCTATCTAATTCATCAGCTAAAGATTCTAAAGAATAGGTATATAACTGCTGCCCATAAAGCAATGCAGATTCTTTTCCATAGTCTTTTAACTTGCGTTGTGACGCTGCATGAGATTGTTTTGATCTCAATTCTGCCTTTTTTTGTCTTGCAACTTGTTCAGCTTTTAGGTCTTTAAGCTGGTTGCACATTTTTTGCAACTTGCAACTTATGTGTCTCCCCCATATTGTGAGACATACGGAAGTGTAATGCAAGTAAAGACTCTAGTTACTAAGCCACTTTTATTTACTCTACACCCTTGTAGTCTTTATGGTATCACATTTGCAATGTGGTCAAGATTCACTCCTAGACTAGGCATTTCGTTATGGTTGCGTGTTGGTTGCATCGTCAATCTGCAACTTATTATGATCTAACATTAGACCACATTGTAAGTTATTCATTCTTTCGGCAACAGTTGTTAATTGTGTTATATCAACGTGAGCATATCGTTGAACTGCCTGCAAAGATTTCCAACCACCCCATTGCATCACCTGGACTAAACTTACTCCTTGAGCTGTTAATCGTGTTGCACATGTATGCCTGGTGCAATGCGTAGTTAATTCATTATCCAGGCTTAAACCAAGCACTCCCTTAGCCATATCAAATTGATGTGTCCAGGCTTTATATTTCATACCCCAAATTCTTTGAGTGCTAATTGTAGGCATGTATGGTGCTACAGCGTTTAAAGCAGCTTCTGTTAAAGGTACTGTTCTTGCATTATGGTTTTTTGTTTTTGGATAAATAACTCTTTTCTTATATATATCTACTTCTCTTCCCATCATCCGTTCTGCTTCTGAAAACCTACAGCCTTGTTCAATTAAAAAGACAAACATATGAGCTAATTTTGGTTTATGTATGGCATAAAAATAATTAACAAATGCCGTTTCTTCTTCTTTGCTAAATACTCTTTCTTTCGTGTTATCTAATGGCAAACCTTTAGGGAAATTTGGCAATTCTTTTATATATCCCATTTCATGACTATCAACAATCATGCAACGTAACGTACTTGCCTTCCAATTTATAGTTCCAGGTTTATTTCCTAAGCTAAAAAAATGCTCTCGCATGCTATGTATATCTTTTGCTTTAATCCATTGCACAGGATGATGAGCACCAAAAAATTTAATGACCTGCATGCCATAATTCATTGCATTAGGGCCGCATGACTTGTGTTTCCATCTAAGGTTATAACTTAAATCAAACGCCTGGGATAGCGTGTACATATCGCCTGATCTTCTTCTTGCAGGCTGCAAAGTATCAGCATTTTTATATGCTTCGGCCTGTTTTTGAATAACTAATTCCTTAGTAGCTGCTTTTAATTGGATTCTTCTGCCATTAATTTTAAAGTCAGCAATCCAACCCTTCTTATGAGGATTTTTTCTAATAGACATGTTTTTTGGTCGTGGTTGTTGGGGTTTAAGTGATGTTTTTTAGGTTCTGATGTATTGATTTACCTTTTTTGGTAAGTCTTACTCTATACCTTCTTCCTTCTTGTGGGTCTATAAATATCTCAACAAGTCCTAAACTATTACCCCTATGCCTGGCATTTTCACTTAACGCATTTGATATACGACTTACAGCAGCATTAGATAAGTTAAATCTTTCTTCTATTTCCCTGTAAGTACAGGATTCTTGCTTTGCAATAAACAAAAATACCTGGGTGTGATGTAATGGCAGAACTCCTGGGTCTAAAGCACCTAAAATATCCAGAGCCGCCTCCAGTTGACGTAAATCCATGAAAAATCAGATGGTGTAGGTCTTGTTTCTTTAACTAAAGAAAACGATAGCCCTTTTCTACGTTTTGTGCGAGTTCTAAATATTGAGAAATGTAACCCATAACTGCCGTTAGGGATAAGAATAGAAGTTATTAAGGTGGCATCATGGTGTAATTTCATTAAACTATATTCTTTATAACATAAAGTTATAACAGAGATTTGGAACTATATCTTACACATGTGCAAATATTACAGATATATTAAGCTGTCGGTATAATTGCCTACTCAAAACCCCTTAAATATTTACATATAAAGATTTTTTATATGTGAAGTTATAATTCATCACTTGTGATGAGTTCCAGCAATTGTATGCCTAATCTAGACAGTTCTAAATGTTTTGCTCTTTGAGTGCCCTTTTTACGCTTCAATATACCTATCACAGGCTGAACCATTTCTCCTTTTCTGTTTAATTTGGGTATAAATGGATAGATTGCCTTGTTTACTGAGGCTGCATCTGCTCCTGTTTTTTGTGCTAATTGTGCTATTGTTTGTGACTCCTGGGCGACATATAAAAAGCACTCGACAGACAGAAGGCCAATTCTGCTGTCGGTGCTATTTTGTCGGAGCATAGTCAACAATCTTGCGAAGGTTCTGTATTGCTCTTTAATCATTAACGATGTTGCCATACAGTATTTTCTCCATAATGAAGTCTATGAAACGGAACATAACATTTTATATCTGGGTTAACAAAAGCAACTCTTTTTGAAAGTTTTTTTGCTCCACATCTAATAGTCCATTGTTCCTTTTTAGTGGTGCGTCCACATTGTTCGCACTTTTTTTCCTTCCAGGAAAGCTTATAAACTCTATGTTGATGACGGCAATAAACACAATAAACATCACTTCCATGCCTATATGCTTTTTGATATTTTTTTATTTTTGTTCTGTAAATAATATCTACATGAACAATCTCATTAGAGTAGTCATCAATAAAAAAATCAATGTTGGTTCGTCTGGTCATTTTTAAAAATTGAATAAATAATTATTGATCCAACTACTAATACAAATACAGGTTCGGCAAATCCGACCAATAAATATATTAAAGCTGGTAAAGAAATAGAGCCGCCTACAAATATGAGGGCAGCTCCTAGCATTTTTTTCTTAATTAGTTTTCCTCCTCCTTTTGTTGTTTGGTTAAGCCAAGATCTTTAAACATTTGAAAAATCTTTTGATTTATCTCTTCTTGTTTTTCTTTAGGAAGAGATATGTAAGGTGTTTGATCTTGTTTCATTTTTTCTCCTGGACTTTCGGCTCGTAAACTTTTACGCTTTTAAGCTTGTCTTCTTCTGTACTGATGTACACTTTTTTGCCTTTTTTAGTTTCTTCACGAAACTTTTTATGTTCGGCGGCTACATCTTCAACAGAATTTAACTTGTTAATGTCAATTTCTTTGGTGTTGCCGTCCATGTCCATAAATGAAAAACTAGGCATGATTAAATCTCCTTTTGGGTCGTGGTTTAATGCTGGTGAGTCCAGCAGAGGAGGGATTTAACCCCCTCCTGGGCTGTCTTCATCATCGTCATTAGTCAAACAGACAAAGCCGCAGGCGTTGCCGTTGTAGTCCAATAACTTCAATGTAGTTTTTTCGAATTGGCTGCGCGGGTCGTAATATTCCATATCCGCCGCAATCTTTTTAAGTATGCGGGCCGCCTCCCCTGGACTATTGAAGGCGGCGTTATCTGTTTCAATTGAGATAAATATTTTACTCATTCAAAACACCTCTCAATGGCCCTGGCGGTGTCCATAATTGCGTCATATTCTTGCAATTCTGTTATTAATCCGTCGAAATCTTCAGAAGGTGGCATAACTGACGAAACAGCGTCAAATATTTCTGAGCCGTATTCTTCCCGAAGGCCGTTTAAATATTCTGCCCTGGTGTTGTATCCTTCTTCCTGGTATCGGCTGATTAAGATGCCGCTTTCTTTGTCTCTCATTGGTTTACCTCCTCAACTTCTGCCCAACTATCCCAAGATCTTTTTAAATCGCTGGCTAGTTCGTGCAGGTTGCAATCTTCCAAAATTCCATATGCTATTTCATAAGCCTCGTCACAATTCCATTTGATATGATTTGCGGCAAGTTTTGCAATCGCTTTAGATCTTGGGGCGGTTTGCGGGTCTATAAATGCAGTTAATTTAGTCTGCATTATTGCTCTTTTAAAAAGATTGTCAGACATTTCTCTATTGTGTTCCATGTCTTTAACTTTTTTAAGATAATCTTTGTGCATGTGCTTTGCTCCTGGTCGTGGTTAAAAATAAGCCTGGCTGCTCTTAGTAGGATTTCCCCACATTGTCCAGGCTTAAATGCTGGTGAGTCCAGCAGGGAAAGCCCGAAGGCTTTCCAGGCTAGAGTCAAATTGCCCTGGCTTTCTCGTTTACTTCAGCTCTATTGCGTTTACATAGCATCTTGTAATGATTAATAAGTTGCATTGTTTCGCTGAAACTGTCGTTACTTGTTGAAGGGTATCTTTCATACCTTCTACAAGGTGCTAGACCTTCGTAAGATTTGATTATTAAATGAGGTCTTTTCTTTTCGATAGCCTCAAAAGCATACATAAACAGGCTCGCATCTTGGTCTTCTTCTAAAAAGACTCTCTTATTGGTTGTTCCTGTTATGTATGAATAACCGCTTATATGTTGATCTAAGCCCAGGTATTGAAGCAGGTCATAATTTACTTCAATGTATCCATGACCGCCGTCCTGGTGGAATGTGAAAGTAGAGGCAATCATTTATGCATACCTCTTCTTAATGTTTTCAAGAGTGTCCTTAGTAAAGTACAAATCCCTCTCAACCATGTATTTAACAGTAAGTAATGAAGGTCTGTCGGTGTACTTCTTAAGAAGGTCTCTAAGTTCATCTATGTTGATGTAACCTAATTCGGCCATTTCAGGCATACCTGAAAGCCTAGACCAACCGAACGCTTCCGTCCCTTCCTCGTTTACTTCTGTCAAATAGAAGTCTCCAATAGGCCCGAATAAATGGGCATGAACTGTTGCCTGGTCTCCCTTGCCGTCCTGTTCATATAGCCTGGGCATTTCCTGGACTAATTCAGGAGGCATAAGCTTAAAGCTTTCTGTAATTCCGATAGTTTCCATTTGTTTTGATTTCTGGCGGGGGTCGTGGTTGGTGTGTGGCCGCCATTAGTTATATTCTGACTAACCCTGTAGAACTTTGCATTACTGCAAATAAGATATTAATAAAACTTTACATTAATTATCCTCTGCTATTCTTCGGCGGGTGCTTATCTTTGTTTATTGGTGGCCGTTGGCGTTCCTCCTGGACAATTTACCAGGCATCCAGCATTGAATGACATTATTAATGTGATCCAGGCTAACCATCCCATGCCCTCCCCTCCCTTAGTTGCAAATCAAGTTGCATTTATATAAAAAACCTTTTTTTATAGGCAATTTATAGGGGGGCAATGGGGAAAAATAGCCGAATGACATTCGATTTCACCCCTTAATCGTGAGACCCAAAATGGGTTTATTACGAAAGAGGCTTATCGAGGTAAGCTGAAAGGATATTAGGTTAGAGATTGTAGGTAAGGTAAAGGTTATTTGCGGTTAATTCTCTATAGATTCTTGCCGAAGGAATCTCCTTAACGTCTCTATCGTAGGCATATTCTGCTAATATGGCAAGTATTGTTTTACACATATGTAGATATGCCAAAAATTGATGCAATGGAAAAAGAGCTAGAGGAGTTCAGAAGAAATTTCGGAAAAGAAGAGAGAGACTTAACTCCGAGGGAAAGATATAGTTATAAAAGAAGCATGAGAAGGATAAGAGAAAAGCATGGATTAACAGATGGGTTGAGGTGTAATAGGGAACAATTCAAGAAATATTTACAGAAACGTAGAGAACAGGATGCAAAAGATCGTCCAGGGCGTTATTTTAGTAGATAAGTACCTGTAACACTCCTATGGCATACGGAAAACCAAAGAAAGTGAAACCTTTAAAGAAAGTAAAAGGAGGTAAGAAGTAATGGCAAAGAGAGGACTTTATGCAAACATCCATGCAAAGAGGGAAAGAATAAAAGCTGGATCAGGAGAGAAGATGAGAAAGCCTGGAAGCAAGGGATCACCTACTGCTGCAAACTTTAAAAGAGCTGCAAAAACCGCTAAAAAGCGGTAATCTTAACATAACCCTTGTAGCTTGCTGCTTGGTCGTGGTCAGCGGGGGTTCGCAAGACCCCTTCTTGGGGTTTTGTCGTATTTACTTAAAGCCATGCCTTATTTAACAAACAACCAACGTCTTGATCTCGACTTAGTAGGATCATGTGTAGTTAAGGATACTACCCTTAAAGAGAAGAAACCTGCTACTTATTATGTACAGGATGCACCAGTAGTAGAAGAGAAGAAGAAAGAAGAAGAAAAGAGTGAATAATGATAGAACTTTGGGAACCATTACCTAAAGTTTTAAGAGACAGCTTTCCTAATTTCACTTGTTATTTATTAAGGGAATTAGGATTAGCTGATACTCCTACTCGTCAACAGATAGCAGTTTGTGATTGGATGCAAAATGGGCCAGATAAAAGCCTTACTGTTGCATTTCGTGGATTAGGTAAATCAATTCTTGCGTCTTTCTATGCTTTATGGCGTTTAAGAGTAGATCCCAATGAAAAAATTCTTGTTGTCTCAGCTACTGCTGTAAAAGCTACTGACTTTTCTGCTTTTATGTTGAGATGTATTGGTGAAATAGATATTCTTAATTGTCTTATGCCTGGTAATACTGACAGGTTTAGTAATGTAGCGTTTGATGTTGCTCCTGGATCTAAAGAACAAAGTCCTTCTGTAAGATCAATGGGGATTATGGGGCAGACCACGGGTCAACGCTGTACTTGTGCAATATTAGACGATGTAGAAACTTTAGCTAATGTCATAACACAACTAAAACAAGAAAGAGTTGCACATGCTGTAGAAGAAATTCAATCAATTATTAAACCTGATGAAGGTCAAATATTACCTCGTAAGATTTTATATCTAGGAACACCTCATACAGAAACATCAATTTATCTTCGTCTTGTGAGAGAAAGGAATTATTCTGCTCGTTACTGGCCTGCCTTGTATCCGAAGGAGATGGATTGCTACGAGGGCAACCTCGATCCTACGATCCAACAAGAGGTCATCTCTAATCCCACTCTCGTGCAAGAGCCTACTGATCCAGAGCGTTTTGGTCATGAAGACATTCTCCAGAGAAAAGCTTCTATGACAAAAGCTTCTTTTGAATTGCAGTTCATGCTTAATACCAGACTAGCGAACCTAGATCGTTTTCCAATACGTCTTGGTGATTTAATGGTAATGGATATTGATGGTTCTGCTTTACCAGAAACTGTGGTTTGGTCTAATCAACCTGATTGCCGTTTACAGGATTTGGTTTGCGTTGGTATGGGTGCTGATCGTTTTTATCACAAACCGATATTTCAAAATGGTTGGGTTTCTAAAGATGAACAATGGCGATGTGTGTTAGCAATTGATCCAGCAGGCCGAGGCCAAGATGAACTTGCTTGGGCTGTTGTCGCTGAATTAAATGGAAATATGTTCGTCCTGGAGTCAGGTGGTTCTACTCTTGGTTATGCAGATGAAGTTCTTAAATATTTGGCAGATGTTGCTAAAAAATGGGATGTAAATTATGTAATCGCTGAATCTAATATGGGTGATGGTATGTTTTCTGCTTTATTAAAACCACATTTACTAAGAACTCATCCTGTAACTATTGAAGAAGTTAGACATAACATTAGAAAAGAACATAGATTATGTGATGTTTTAGGGCCGTTAATACAACAACATCGCCTGGTAGTTACAAGCAAAGTAATAAAAACTGATTACCGATTACATGATGATGACCCTGAACATGGTTACTCCAGGAGTTTATTTTTTCAGGCTAGTCGTCTTACTGCTGAAAAAGGTTGTTTAAGTTTTGATGATAGGTTGGATGCTTTAGCTATAGCATGTGGATTTTTTGTCGAATCTGCTGCTCAAGATCAGATGCAGGCACAACAAGCCAGAACTGATCAATTGGCAGAAGCTGAAATGGAAGCCTGGTTAGATGAAACTGCTGGTTCTATTGATTCAATTTGTATGGGATGGACTAAAAAACAAGTATCAGGTAAATCTTATGGCGGTGTTAAGAGGCTGAGGGTGGGATCTTAAGAGGTATAACTTTATCAGCTAAATTTGAAAAATCTAACTTGTCTTTTAGTTTCTTTAATGTGCTGCCTTCTGCTGCGGTAGCGGTTACATTGTTTTGTTTTAAAAGCTGCATTGCTTCTTGTCTTGCCTTTCGATCTCCGTTTCTTAAATCATCTAGCACTTGTTCTGCTACTAACTCGTGCATTTCTGCGTAAGTTTCTGTTAAATCAGCCATAATTCTACATATGTGCAATATATAATTTATATTATGCCAAAAGGTTACATAAATCATGTAAAAGGGGTAATCTATAGAGTATTACACCTCTGTAATGTCTTATTTACCTGATATTGACAAGAAACTTGTAGCTGCTTTAGCTGAAAAGTTTCCTGATAAATCACCTAGTCTTGACTTTAGTGATAAAGAGGTGTGGTTTAGAGCTGGTCAAGCATCTGTTGTTAGATACTTAGCAGCTCAACAAGAAACTCAAGAACAAGATCCTTTACGTTTGGAGGTTATCTGATGTGTTTTGGTGGTGGCAAAGCAGCCACAATTGTTCAGCCAGATTACAACGCTTATGACAAACAGTTTGAATTGCAAAAAGAAGCAATTCAAGCACAGATGAATAATGAATCAAGGTTGATACAAAATCGACTTACTGCTTCATTACAGGAAAAACAAGATGTCTTACAAGCGTTGAACACACAAAAACAGATAACAGCTAATAATGTTGATCGTCAGATACAACAATTAATGGCTTTAGCTGGGCCTCCTCCTCCAGAAAAAAGTGCAGAAGCACCAACAATTGGAGCTGATGCTAGAGGAATGAAAGGGAAAGGTAAAAGTAGCCTGCGTATTCGTAGAAAAACAGCTACAAAACAAGGTTCTGGTTCTGGTTTAAACCTCACTTACAACACTTAGGAGTTAATTATGTGTTTTGGTAGTCCAAAAACCCCAAACATTGTCTATAAAGGGCCAAGCGAAGAAGAAATTGCAGCTAATCAGGCTTCTTTAGATTTGTTTAGGGAACAAATGCAAGAACAACAGGCAGCATTTCAAAGTCAATTACAAAGTCAAATTGAAGCTGCTAATGAGCAAACTGCTGCATTGCAAGAGCAATTAGGTAATGAACAAGCTGCCGCTGCTGCCGCAGCCGCTGCTCAACAAACATCTACTTACGCTACTACGACTCAACAAGCTGAGTTGCCAGATAATGCACAAACAACAGCAGCAAGTGCTAAGAAGAAAAAACCAACAAAAACTTTAAAAATTAGCAAATCATTAATGGCCGCAAGTGAAGGTGCTGGCCTCAATATAGGAGTTTAATTATGTGTGCTCCACCAGTAGTAGCAGTTACAGCCGCAGCCGCAGCAGCCGCCGCAAGACGAAGAGCAAAAAGAGCAGCAGAAAAAGCCGCAGCTCGTGCTCAAGCAGAAGCAGATAGAAAAGCTGCTGAGAAAAGAGCTGAATTAAAAAGATTAAAAATTAAAAGAGAAGCAACTGCCGCACAGCAAAAAGCTAATTTGCAAGCAATGCAAATAGAGCAAAATAAAGTTGTTGAAGGTCAAAAGTTAACAGCAACAACACTTAGAGCAGAGCAAGAAGAATTACTTGCAGGCATTAAAGCTAGAGGTACAGCAGTTACAAGTTCTTTAAAAATACTTGCTCAAGATCCACGAAGAGCACAAACAGCTCAAGTAACCAAAAAGAATCAGCCCAAGCGTGGAGCTAAAACTACAAAAGCTTCTTTAAAAATTGGTTCTGGTAGTCAATCTAAATCAGGTTCTGGAGCTAACATTTCTGTTTAATTATGGCTTATTCAAATTCTGTTGCTATGGCTGAAAAGTTCTATAGAACACATGAACAAGATAGAAATTATCACTTAGATCGGGCAAGAACTTGTGCTCGTCTAACCATGCCATATCTAATTCCAGAATCAGCAGAGCCTACATATAATTCTAAAGAAAATTATCCTGTTCCCTGGAACGGTATTGGCCCTAGAGGTGTTTTAAACCTTGCAAGCCGTATGTTGCTGGCATTATTGCCTCCGACACAACAAATGTTTAGGTTTTCTTTGGATGAAGGAGAGTTAGCAAAGCAAGGAGTAGGTGTAGAAGAAAAATCTGCAACAGAAGAAGCGTTAAGCAGAATAGAACGTATGGTTTTAAGAGAAATAGAAGCCAGTAATGATCGTGTTGTATTTCATGAAGCCTTATTGCATTTAATTGTTAGTGGTAATGCAATGCTTTATGTAGCAAGTGAAGGATTGAGAGTATTTCATTTAAATAGATTTGTAATTACAAGAGATCCAATGGGCAATCCAATGGAAGCTGTAATTTGCGAAGAATTAGCGATTGAAGTTTTACCTGATGCAATAAAAGCAATGTTATCGGAAGAAGATGAAGAGTTAAAAGGCACGATTGAAGCTGATAACCCTATGGCACAGCCAGATAATGAGAAGAAATGTCGTTTATATACTCATATTGAGTGGCGTGACGGCCAGGTTTACTGGCATCAAGAAGTAAAGAACAAAATTATTCCAGGAACAGAAGGTAAAGCACCAAAAAATAGATCGCCCTGGCTTCCATTACGTATGACTAGAGTAGATGGACAAGCATACGGAGTTTCTTATGTAGAAAGTGCAGCTTTAGCAGACTTACAAACAGTTGAAGCTTTATGCCAAGCAATTGCAGAAGGTGCATTAGCATCATCAAAAGTTTTATTTCTTACAAAACCTTCTGGAGTTACAAAAGCAGCAGATTTAGCAAGAGCTGCTAACGGATCTTTTGTTACTGGCGATCCTAATGACGTATTAGCTTTGCAAGTACAGAAAAGTCAGGATATGTCAGTTGCAATGCAGGCAAAACAGCAAATAGAAATGCGTTTGTCACAAGCTTTTATGCTTGCTGATATGAGAGATGCAGAAAGAGTTACAGCAGAAGAAGTTAGACTCCAGGCTTTACAGATAGAAAATTCTTTAGGATCTATTTATTCTATTTTAAGTACAGAATTTCAAATACCATACGTTGCTCGTAAGCTAGATATTCTTACAAGAGAAGGCAAAGTACCTAAGTTACCATCTGATTTAGTACAGCCAGTAATAACAGTTGGTTTGTCTGCTGTTGGTAGAGGTAATGATTTAGAGCAATTAGTAAGGTTTGTTCAAACACTTGGGCAAACAATGGGCCCAGAATCACTAGCTACTTATGTCAAACCATCTGAATTAATTAAGCGATTAGCATATTCAATGGGTATTGACATAGTGGGGTTAGTTAAATCTGAACAAGAGTTGATGCAAGAGATGCAACAACAACAACAGTTGCAACTTGCACAACAGGCTATGCAATCTGGCATGGCTGACCCACAAAAACTTGCAAATGCGGCACAAATGTCGCAAGAAATGCAAGATCCAACAGAAACACCTACTGAATAACCATGACCGACTCTGCAAACACACCTCAAATGTCAACACCTGAGCAATTAGAAGGTATCGTTGCTCCAGGACAAGAAAATATTCTTGAAGAATTTGTTCAAGAACAAGAAAATGCACAAAAAAATGACAAAATCTTAGGTAAATTTAATACGCCAGAAGATTTAGCTAAGGCATATACAGAATTAGAGAAAAGAGTTGGGCAAAAAACAGAAAAAGAGCCTGCCGAACCATCATCCTACGAAGAAACAGACGAAACTTACACTACTGAAGCTGCTGCTGAATTATATGGCAAAGAATATGTTGATGCTTTAGCAGAAAAAGGGCTAGATATGGCTGATATTATGAAAAAAGCTGATAGTGGAGAAGATATAAGTGAAACATATGAAGCAATGGCTGAAGTATTTAATGTGCCAAAAGCTGTTGTAGAAAATTATGTTAATGCGGCACAGCAATCGCAAGCAGGTTCTGAAGGTCTTACCGCTGAAGACGGCAATGAAGTAAGAAATGCTATTGGCGGTGATGAAGCATTTAAAGAAGTTACTGAATGGGCTGTAAAAAATTTAGACAAAGAAACATTGAATCAATACAACCAAATTGCTGATACGAATAAAGAAGCAACTACCTGGGCATTAAAGTATTTTCAATCTCAAATGAAGTCTCCTGGATCTGTTGTAGAGCCAAAACTCTACGGTGGTGGAAATGTACCAAGTGAAACTAAGTACGAAAGTAAGCAGCAAGTATTAGATGCAATGAACAAAACTAATTCTAAAGGGCAAAGATTATATGATGTTGATGAAGCTTACAGAGATAAAGTTGCACAAATACTACTCAAATCTGATGTTTTCTAGTATATTTTAAGCAGTACGCATTTCAGGCAAAAGGCCCACTTAGGTGGATAACCTTTTATGCAAATGAATTGGGCGAACTAAAAAGTTTTTTGTAAATTTATTTTTAATCCCAATGGCTGTAACACTAAGTCGTCTGGGTCAGATTAAGGGTTCTGCTGCCACTTGGCAAGCGGGTGCTACTGGTCTTGATACAGATAGAGCTTTGATGCTCAAACTCGGCTCTGCTGAGGTTCTAGATGCTTTTGAAAGAAATTGTGTTTTCAAAGGTAAAACTAGAGAAAGAAACATAAGAGGAGGCAAATCCGTGGCCTTCCCAATTACAGGTAAGCTACTTGCTTCTTACCATCAACCTGGAACTGTCATTACTGGAAATGGTAATGATCCTTCCGATCTAAACGAACGTATCATTAATCTTGACGCATTAATGGTTGCAGACGTTGCGATCCTAGAAGTTGATGAATTAATGTCGTATTTTGACGTAAGGCAAATTTATACAACCGAATTGGGAAGGGCTTTAGCCGTAGAATACGATAAGCGTGTTGCGAGAATGATTTTCGCTGCTGCTTCTAATTCTACTGAGCCTCTTAATAAGTCATCTAACAGCGGTAGAACTGGTCAAGGAATAACACTTGGCACAGATTACACAGCTTCTGGAGCTACTCGCCAAGCTAAAGGTGATGCTTTGGTTAACGCTATCTTTGATGCTCGTGTTGGTTTTGAATCCAAAGACGTAAGCATTACAGACATGTGTGCTGTATTTGGCCCAGAAGATTACTATTTAATCACTCAATCATCAAGAGCTATTAACGCTGACTTCGGTGGTAGTGGAACAATTGCTGATGGTCGTACTTTGCAAGTTGCTGGTATTCCTATCTTGATGTCTAATCACGTTACTCAAGCTAACTATTCACTTGTAGCTGGTGATCATAACGCTGATTATGCACAGAACTTAAGCAAGTGTAAGGGTCTTATCTTTAACAAAGAAGCTGTAGGAGTTGTATCACTACTATCTCCACAATTACAAATGACAGGTGAAGAATTTAGAGTTCAACATCAAGCCGATTTAATGGTTGCTCGTCAAGCATTAGGCATGGGTGTTCTAAGAGCTGAATCTGCTTGTAAGGTTGTTATCCCATAAGTTTGCTTAATAAATAAAATAGATTTATTATTAAAGTGCAAACTTTGGTTATAAAAGAGTCATTTACTGGCTCTTTTTTTTTATTCTTGTAGAATATACTCAACACATGTGTAAATAATTATGGGGATTGCCAACCAATCAATTACACAAGGCCGCACTACGTTATTAGACGCTGTAAATATCCTATTGGAAAATATTGGAGAGCAACCTATAAATAGTTTGGAAACTGAGCAGATACAAGATGCTCGTATTGCAGAAAGAACAATATTAGAATTTCACAAAGAAGGGCAGACAAAAGGTTGGAGTTGGAATACTGAATTTCAATATCCTTTTCAAAAAGATTCAACAACAAAAGAAGTTACAGTTCCAGCAAATATTTTGCAGTTTGCATTAGATCCTTATTTATATGCTGGGCGTTATCAATTGCGAGGTCAGAAAGTATATGACCTACAAGAAAGAAGATATACGATGGAAACCACAGTAAATGAAATTAAAGCTGATGTTGTGTGGTTATTATCTTGGGATACAGTTCCAGAAGCTTATAACAGATGGGTAACAATAAGAGCTGCAAGAGTATTTGCTGCTCGTGTTTTAGGGTCTGATGCTTTATTTAAATACACTACTCAAGACGAAGAAGACGCATTAGTAGTTTTAGAAAGAATGGAACAACAACAAGAAGTTCCTAACTTATTAACTGGCGGTAGAAATTATCTACCATTTCCAACATATGATCCAGCAATGGGTCTTGCTACGAGAAGGATTGGTACTGCATATAGGTTATGAGTTCTTTAACAAGTTATTCAATACCAAATTTAGCTCAGGGTATCAGCCAACAACCTGATGCTCAAAGAGATCCTTCACAAGCTGAGATTCAAGTTAATGGAATGTCATCTATTGTTGAAGGTTTAAGGAAAAGAGATTGTAGCGAAACAATAGGTCTAGTTTCTAGTAGTAGTTTTGGTGATTGTTTTATTCATAGTATTTTGAGAGATAAGGTAGAAGAATATTTAGCTGTAATAACCTCTTCAAATATTCAAGTTTACGATTTAGATGGTGCATCAAAGACAGTTACACCAGCAACAAACGCTTATCAATATTTAAGTACGATTACAGACGCAAAAACACAATTAAGAGCAGTAACGATTGCTGACTATACATTCATAACAAATACTCTTACAAAACCAGAAATGGAAACTGCTACTGCACCTGCTGTTGCAAGACCTAAAGCACATGAAGCGTTGATATGGGTAAGGGCTGCTACTTATGGTCAAACATATAAAGTTAGTATAAAACGAGCTGGTGATTCAACTGCAACTGAAGTTTCAGTAACAACCGCTGTTGCTCCTGTTGTTGCTAGTGGAAGTACAGTTACAGAAAATAGAATTAGTTCTGAAGATATAGCGACAAATATAATTGCTGGTTTTTCTGCTTTTTCAGATGTAACTTTCACAAGAAGTGGTGCTGTTATTCATGTCCAATCAGATAATGCCTTTAGTGTTTCTGTATCTGACGCAAGATCAAATGCTGATATAACTGCAATATTTAATAAAGTTCAAGCCTTTACTGAACTACCAACAATAGCTCCTAATAATTATCAAATAACTATAGAGGGTGATCCAACTAATAGTTTTGATGATTTTCATGTGTCTTTTATTCCTAAAAGCGGAGACTTTGGAGAAGGTACTTGGAGTGAAACTGTTAAACCTGGAGATAAATATAAAATTAATAAAAGTAAAATGCCACATTTATTAGTGGCTTTACCTGATGGAACTTTTCATTTTGGCCCAGCAGACGGCACTACTAAATCAGGTACTTATAATGGTCAAGCTTGGGAAGTAAAGATTCCTAGTTGGGGAGAACGTATTGCAGGTGATACAGATACTGCTCCTGATCCTAGTTTTATTGGTAATCCTATAAATGATATTTTTATCTACAAAAATAGACTTGGGTTTCTTGCTGATGAGCATGTAATTTTATCCAGGGTAAGAGCATTATTTGATTTTTTTCCAGAAACAGTAACTACTGTTTTAGATAGTGACCCAATAGATGTTGTTGCAAGTAATAACAGAGTAAGTATTTTAAAGTATGCAATTCCTTACCAGGACGAGTTAATTTTATTTAGCTCTCAATATCAATTTAGATTTAATGCAGCAGAAACAATATTAACGCCAGCAACAGCACAGATTACGGTATTAACGCAGTTTGAAATAGATACAAACGTAAGGCCGCAGCTTGCAGGTGGTGGAATTATATTTTGCCAGGCTAATGGTGATTTTTCACAATTTAGAGAATTTAGTGTAAGGGGTGCTGGTACTGCTTTAACTGCTGATGCTCAAGATTTAACAGGGTATGTTTCGGCTTATGTTCCTAGTAGCGTTTTTAAAATAACTGTTAATGATACAAGTAATGCTTTATTTGCCTTAAGTGGCAAAACAGGTTTCAAAGATAGGATTTATATTTACAAATACTTTTTAAGAAATTCAGGTGGTGGAGTAGAAAGAGCTCAATCAAGTTGGAGTCATTGGACTTTTAGTGGAGCAGATGAAATATTGCAAGTGCTTTGTATAAGAGAAACTTTATTTTGTTTAATGAGGTATGGCACAAAAGTATTTTTAGAAAAAATACCAGTACAAGATAGAAGTCCAGAACCGCCCTCTGGCAGCCCTTATCCGTTATTGTTAGATAGAAGAGTTTCTACGACAACTGATACACCCGCTGCTATGAGGGTAGCTTCTGGAACTTATAGCACTACCGCTAATACAACCACCTGGACTTTACCTTTTGCTGCTGCTGCTACAACACAAGCCTGGTCAGGATTCCATACGACATCAAATGGTGGTGTTTTATTATCTACTATTACTTCAGGTAATAGTGTCATTGCTTCAGGAGATTGGCGAAACGTACCAATCTTTTTTGGCGAAAGATATGAGTTTAGGTATAGATTTACCAAATTTAAATTATATAAAGAGATAGGCGGAGGTAAAGCTGCTGCAAACGTAGAGAGAACACAAGTAAGACATGCAAAACTTAGATACCATGAAACTGCATATTTCGATATTGAAGTAACTGCTGAAAGAAGAGATACTTCTGTTTATAAATTTGATGGAACAGTTCTTGGAAGTAGGTTGTCAAAAATAGGTACAGCTCTACCTAATGGATATGACCCTGACGATGACAGATATAAAGAAGGCGTATTTACTATTCCAATAATGTCCAGGGGAGAAAGATGTGTTGTTGAAATAAAAAACGATACAGCACATCCATGCAAGTTTTCTACCTGTGAATGGGTTGCATTGATAACAGGTAAAGCGAGGTCACTACGATGAAATTAATTAAAGCTACACAAGAAATGGCAATTGATATTGGTCTAGGAATGAGGGAAGAAGACGAGTTGGAAGTACGTCTTAGCCATGACTTAGATCCAGTAACAGCAATGCTGGAAAGCTTTATAAATTCAGATATTTGCAGAGCAATTGAAGGAGATGACGGAACTCCTGTTGGTATGACAGGTGTTACTAAACAAGCAATATGGATGCTAGGTACTGATGGCTTAACGTCATCTAAAAATCATAAAAAAACATTGTGCGTTGATGGTAAAAAATGGATTGATTATTGCTTAAAAGAAGTTGGTAAACCTATAGGAAATTGGGTTTATGCAGAAAATAAAAAATCTATTAAATGGTTAAAATATCTCGGCTTTACAGTAAATGACCCAAGACCATATGGGCATAACAGAGCCTTGTTCTGTCAATTTTGGAGGTTTAATTAATGGGGCCAGTAGGTTTTGGTGTCGTTTCTGGAGGTCTTAACTTTTTAAGTGGGATAGCCAATTACCAGGCACAAAGACAAGATTACGTTAATAAATTAGCTTACAAGAAAGCATCTGATCAATTTGCTACTTGGTCTGCAAGACAACAAGCATCACAGGCAGATATAAATAATCAATATAAGTTTTGGGGTGAGAAAATAAATTATGGTCAAAATCTTGCATATACTAATTCCTTACGAAATTACGAGCTAAGTAAAGCAATAGTTAGTGCAGAAGAAGTTGCTAGAGCCAGGTCATCTGCTGGTGCAGATTATTTAAGTACAAGTCAAGCTTTTGCTGAAGGATTTCAACAAGAAGCAATGGCTGATGCTGTTGCATTATTTCAATTTAAAGTTCAGGCTTTAAAAGCAAGAAGTTCTATAGCAGCGGGTAATACTGCTGGGCCATCTGTAGATCGTTTAATGAATGATTATGCAAGGCAAGTTGGAGATTTTACAACTTTAAAACGTATCAATGACGGATTTAAAGAGAGTCAGTACACAAGGCAACAAGCTGGTGCTGTATCTCAATACTTAAATCAATACAATAGTCAGCAATTTTATCAACAGCAAGAATATCTTGATCCAATTCCTCCATTTGCTCCGTTACCTACTTTGATTGGCCCCGCTGGGCCGTCAATGGTTGGTGGTGGCCCAAGTGCTGGAGCTGGATTGCTTGGTGCTGTTGCTGGTGGCGTATCTGCTGGCGTATCTACTTACGGAGCATTAAATGGCTAGAGAATTACCAAAAAATCAATTAAGACCTACTGCTAAACCTGTAAATACATTTTTGTCTTATAGGTCAGAACAACCTGTTGCACCTCCAAAGTTAGTAGAAATGCCGACACCAAAAGGCATAAATATAATTCAACGATCTAACGAGATGAGTGTTCAAGGCTATAACAGCTTTAAACAATTATCTGATGCTTTAGCAAAAACAAGTCAAGCGGTAAGTCAAATAGGGCCAGTAGTTAAAAGTAATGAAGAACAAAAAGGTAGAAATGATGTCATAAAAGCTTTAACTCTTGCCAATAGGCAAGCAATTAATAATGCAGAAAATTATGCCGCTACTAATAGGCAGGTATCTAGGGAAGATGCAATTGCTGGCATGATGATGGATGAAGTTAATCCCTGGAGGCAAAAATCAAGAGAAGATCAATTAAGTAGATTAGCTGCTGGTGAAGCTGGTATATATTTTGATAGAGCATTTAATCAATATGCTTCAGAAATAATATCTTTAGATCCATTAAATCCAAGACTAGATCAAATTAAAGCAGAAGCGGTTACACAGTTAGCACAAGATTGGGGTGTTGACGAAACAAGTGCAAGTTTTATTGATTACACAACACCTGCTATAAACAAAGCATGGCAAGGTTTTAATGAAAAACATTTAAAAGGTTATACAAAATTTCAAAAGGAATTTCAAAAAACTTTAACAAAAGGTCAGTTATATCAAGCTTTAGTTAATTGGAAAAAAGATGAACTTACAGAAAATGATTTAGTAGCACAATTAGGGGTCATATTAAATGATCAAGTAAAAAAGTTAGGACTACCATTAGAGCCAACTGAATTTAAGAAAGAAGTACTTTTAGCATTAAGAGGACAACTAGAAGTAGAAGCTAACGATATAAATGGCAAGCATAGCCAAAGAGCTGCAAGTTTTTTAGGCATGTTAGATAGTGTGCCTGTTCATATAATTACTGACAAAAAAGGTAGGCCAAAAGAATTAATTTCTGCTGGTGAGATGTTTGGCGTAGATTTTTTACTTGAACAAAACAAAATTGGTAATGCTGCTCATCAAATAAATAAAAGAAAAGAAGAAGCCGCAGAAAAAGACTTTGTATTGAAATGGGCTGAAACTATAGTTCCATTAGAAAAAGGAAGCGATGAGTACAACGCTGCTGTAAGTGAATTATTTGCGGATGAAAATTTACCTTTTGATAAAAAAATAAAATTATTTGCTGATATAGATGAGATGGATGAAGCTAGGGCAAAAACAACTTTTAATACTGCACCTGTAGAAGAAATATTTTCTTTAAATCAAAGTAGGCATGGAGTTAAATTTGACGAAAATGCTGTAAGAAAAGAGCTTACAGAAGCATTAGCTGGCGTACCTCCAGAACTTGCAGAATATAAGTCACAAAAATGGAAAGAATTTGCAACTATGGCAAGGCAAAAAAGAACCGAAGCTAGTGGTGCATACGAAACATCTATTATTAATAAAAAAATAAAAGAAGCTACGCAATTACAAGTAGAAACTTACTACAAAGATATAGGCCCTTTATATCAGGATGAAAATTTAGATTTAAGTAAACTTGATACCAATGCTTACATGAGTAATTTAAAACCTAACAGGCAAGGAGGAGCTATGACTTATAGTCAAGCGTTAGAAGATAAAGTATATGCAGATTTAACTAGCGAAATAAACGAAAGAGGTAGTTTAGATCCAGCAGAGCAAACCAAAGTAATTGTTAATAGTATTACTGAATTTAATAAAGACAAAGAAGCTGTTAAAAATATGTTTCCTTTGCCAGAAAAACAAATAAAAAAAGAAGATAAAGCAGTAGATGCACCTCCTACTTATAGGTTGTCTAGCTTAGATGTAGTACCTGATTCTAGGATAGAAAAAAGAGATTATAAAGAGTTTCCAATAATGTCTGCAAATGATACGCAAAAAGTATTAAAACTTGCATTGGATGGCGAAAAGATACCTATGCCAATGCGATCACTTGCAAATAAATACAATATCTCGCCATATCAGCTACTTGTTGATACTTTAGAGCATTATAAAGATGAGGAGTTCTACCCTAGTGAAGAAGACAAAAATTTTCTTCTTCAGAAAGGTAACAAGCTTATGGGTCTTAAAAATTCAGTAAAAGGCATGTCTCCTGGAGATGGTCAATTATCTGATGCAACAAATTACGTTGCTTATGTCTTGTCAGGAACAGCACCAAAACGTCTTATTTACAGAGGTTAAATCATGGAATTAAATCAAGAACAGCAAGATAAAGAGTTAATTACACCTCCTGTAGAAGAAGAAGAAACTCTTGTAGCAGAAAAAGAAAAAGAAGAGGAAAAACCTAATTATCCCTGGTGGGATTTTACCCAGGGCAAAGCTGCCACAGCTTACCAGGCATATGGTGATTATATAAACAAAGTATCTGAAGGTAATGTAACTGGCGGTGATAGGGGTAAATTATTTGGATCTTTATTGCACCTGGGCTTTGACTTAGCATTACCTACGCATTTAGATAATACGGCAGCATTAGGAACTATAAAAGCTATTGGTAACGCTACGAAAGCTGTTACAGATATGAGAAAAG